ATCCAGTTATAGCTATTATATATCCGTTGATAGTTTAAATCAATTAAACCACCTTGGCGTATGCCTCCATAACCTTTTTTTCGTAGGCTGGATCAACTGAACGCATATAATTGCCGTTCTCGTCTTTCTTATTTGCCATCTCGTGTACATCAGCTAGGGTCAAGCCTGATTCGCTAGGAATGCCGCCTGATAGTTTGGGTTGCGCTTGTGCAGGGATTAAAGCTTCAACTAGCTTGATTCCTTCTGCTGTCTTTGCAACCTCAGCCATTTCGATATACTTGTCAGCGCTTAGATTACTACGCAAATAGTTATCGACCTTATCGATTCTAGCTTGTGGGTTATCACCTAACTTGGCTAGCTCGTTCTCAACACTTACTTCAGCGCTTACACCAGCTTGAGCCGCCAATATTGCAAAGCCTTCGTTTAACATATCTTGAGACATATTGCCTTTTTGCGCCCACTCTGTAAAAGCTGACACCATCTCGTCACCTTCCTCATAGCCTTCAAATGGCGCATAACCCTCTTTAGGTGCACCAGTAAAGCCTCCGAATTTACTATTAAGCTCATTGTAAGACTTAGCCATGTTTTCTACATTGACGCTAGCTGCTTCAGAGTCCCAAAACTTCTCTTGGATATAGTCTGGTCGTGCCGCTTCAGTTTCCGTTGGCGCCACTTCTGGTGTTACATCTTGTTCGTCACTCATTTTATTTTCTCCACTTAAGTTTGATTACTTTCTTTTCTTTCTCAACGGGTCGCGTCTTGTTAGGTATCTTGATCACGTTACCGCCTCCATTCAGTCTTGATAAGTCGTTTAAATCGACCCAATCAACACACTTATCACCCAAGTAACACCTGAACGACATGAATTTTCTGATATATTCCAGTTTTGAGAATCCGTACTGATTAGCTATTGAATACAGCCAATCATCTTTAATACCTAAACTTGCTAATAGTTCCTTAGCTCGCTTATCGGCAATGATATCGACCTTGGGCCTGATAGTTTCAACCTTTGCTGCGGCCTTTACTATAGTTTCAGACTGTTTAATCTCTACATTGATAGGTTGTAGCTCTGCTATTTCTCTATCAAGGTTAACTTCTTTCTTATTGTGCCAGCTCTTAATACCAAGCTTTTTGGCTAGTTGTCGCTTTTCTTTAATATCCACTATTTTTGCTCCGCTAGTCCCATTTGTAAGTGGCAAAACTTAACCACTCCCGATTCGCCATTATGAAACGCTGCTTCGTAATTAGGGTTAACAGCGTCTAAATTGGTCGTATTATTATAGATAAATCGTTGATTAAGGTCAGCTAACACCTTTGCCCCATCCTCACTTGAGAACAAGCGTTTGTAAGCTTTAGCCATAGCTATTTGTTGCTCTTGGGCTAGCTTCTGCTCGTGCGTTTGCTCTGTCTTTGCGTCTAAGGTATCCCAGCTCATTCTACGGCCTGTAATTGTGGTTGTTGTGGTTGCTGACCTTGCTCCATTTGTGCTTTTGCCGCTTCAGCGCCTGCTTGAATAACTTCGGCCTTTTCGGCGTCTGAGCGAATTAACTCTTGAGGCATTCCGGTCTTCTCGCCTGCCCACTTGCCAAAGTCCTCTAGTTTGAATGACATTTGAATAGCTTCCTCGCCTGCTGTGGCCAGTGTAAATTCGACCGCCTGCTGGACTGACATTAAATCTTCAGCGTCTTGCGTTCTTGCTAATGGTGATGTGAACTTGATTGATACTTCTTTACCGCCAATTTCTAGCGGTGTAACAAGGCCACGTCTAACCAGTATCCAATAAACTCGCTGAAGAATAGGGATTAACACTTCTGTTTGTAAACGTCCGAATGCTGAACCTATTTGACCGGCCAACTCTCTCGCTTCATCTGCATACTGAGTAGCGCTTATAACTGAATCGCTTGGCTCTCTTAGTGAATTAAAGAACGCCCTTTTAATGGCTGTCTGCAAATCAGATACTACAAACTGAGTCAGCTCTAATGGTTGACTAGTGTCTAATCGCTGTAATGACGGGTTCTGAGTGCCATTGTTTGATACTGGAATGACTACGCCTGGACTGATAGTAACTGTATGAGGGTTAAATATTCCATCAGTAATACCTGTGTACATTCCAGACAAGTCTAGCGCTGCCTTTTGTAGCATGAACTCCTGAACCTTGTTAAGCGTTTTAATGGTCGGCAATACGTCCATAGCAGGACCACGGCCGCGAACCTCACCGGCAGCTTTAGCGTATCGACCTGTAACCCACGGACTAGAATCTCCGAAAGCTTCTACCCATGACGGCGAATCATCTTCTTTACTCCAAGCAATACCCCAATAAACGTTAGATTTAGGGTCATATACGACACCCTCAGTAACTTCTACATCGGTGTTAGGTTGTTCAGTGATGATACTTCTCAAACTTGAACTAACCTCAAAGCCTACCCATCTCCGTTCGATATTGCGCGCCTTAACTTTAAATCGTCGCCAATGAGTCTCAATCTTACCACTTGGGCCTTCTTCATAAGCTAGCGCTATCTGTGGGATAGCGTGAAACATAATAGGCATATCGTCGGATTCTTCCTCATCAATCATTAATGAGCCAGTACCCACCAGTAAGTCAAGCGCCATCTCGAAGAATTGAGTGCCAAAGTTAGAACGATTAATATAATCAAACATGACTTCCGCTTGCTTCTCTAGGTTCTCACGTATATCAGTTTCGGATACTTCACCATCCTGTTCGATTAAAGATAAGATGTGATTACTTGGCTCTAGGTTTGCCCAACGTGACCATATAGGGGCGATATTCGATTGTAACTTGGATGAACCTTGTCTAATGCCTTCGATAGCAGTTGAGTCGAAGATACGATCCATTTTCTTCTGACCTTTATCTTCTCGGTTGAATAGGTTTCGTTGGGGTAAGCAGTACTCGTAAACATCTTCAAGTAAGTCTTCCCACTTGTGCATATCTGCCACCGCTGCCGCTTCTCTCGTTTTGAGTTCGGCAAATTTACCAAGGTTATCCGGCATCTTCATTTTCTAGCACCGCCCATGGTTAGTATTGATCTAGGCTTCTTAGGCGTTGACCCGCCTCTTGATGGACCGCTAACAGGCCCACTTAAGTTGCCAACACCACTAGCACCGCCTTGTTTTGGCCCACTTATAGCCTCGGATACAGTTTTGGGCGCTCCACTTAATAGCGAGACTCTGCCTAATGTGCCGCGAGTCAATGCCGCCATTCTTTCCTCGGTTTCGCCTATTTCTTTATCAAGAGCGCTACGTTGTCTAGTTTCGAGCGCTTTCTCTTCCGCTGTCTTCTTTGGCTTCTTTGGGCTTCCCATCATGCAATCCTCTTATATAACTGATACGGTGTTAACGACCAACCGCTTAAACCTGTAATTAACTTAACCATACTCACGCAAGTATTTAGCATTATCCATTTCTTGCGTGGCTTGCTATTGATTTTAACTATTATACAGTTTTCCAATAGTTTATCACAATCCTTGATAACGTCCGTGGTTAGCTCTCCATGTCCTGCATCGCACTTAATCCATACACCTCTGTCAGCTTTCAGTACGAAACAGTGTGAAAAACCTTTCTTTAACCATCTCATATACCAATAGCGCTTGTTAGCTTCAGTAAATACTATGTAGTAATCAGAATACTCTAACATTGACTTGTGCCTGTGTAGCTCTTTGAATAACTGCACCTTGTACCATAGTGTCATGCCAGCCTAAAGCTAGTGTTTGTAGTGCATCTGCTCCGTGACTAGCCCAATCATGTAGCGGATTGCTTTTAAATACGCCTTTCTTCTCGTCCCACTCATATTGATAAGAAGATATACAATTAACGCCATGCTCTGCTCTGACGTCATCTAGCCATAGCCGAGGGAATATGCGCCTTACTGCATCGTGACCTTCTGATTTGACTCTTGGTCGTTGTACGGTTCTAAAAGCAATTCCCATCTTAGCTGCCGTCGCTTTTCTAGTCTTACCGGTTGACAACTCCCTAACCTCGATATCGTGAGGGGCGAGATGTTGACCATAACCGACGTTGTGCTTGGCTTTGAACTCTGAGAGGTATTGAATGTAATGCTCCATTCCTTCATTATGGTTTTCATAGTAGTGTACTAACCTCACTTCTTTGCCTATTACTTGAAAGAACCAAATTGACATAGCGTCTGATATGCCTAAATCCCATGCAGTGTGGACTTCTAACATTGGATCAACTGGGATACTGCCTATCCTTCCGTCGTCCCTAGCCGCTGCCATTTGGCTTGAATAGATGGCTCCTGGTATCTGAGCATCAAACGAACAAAAGTACTCTTGCTGTATCTTCTCTTCACTCATTCCATCGTCGCGCTCTTGCTGGATGATATTAGGACCTATTACCGGCGTACCATCATCACGCTTAGTATCGTTAACAGTTAGTAACTCGCAAAACCAGTTAGGGTTTTTTTTTGCCCTTTGATACATATTCCACCCGTGGTTTTTCCCGCGCGCTGTGTAAATAAATATTGCCCAACCTCCGTTCTCTGCCAGCATTGGCCGAACATAATCCCATGCGTTAGGGTCACATAATGAATACTCACTAAAAACCACTCCAACCGGATTTGCACCAACCAACGAATCATAATTGTCAGAGCCGCATAACTGCCACGTTGATTCATTTTTAAGCTCAATCATCATTTCGGTCCCGTCTGTTCGCTTTCTTATCTGCTCAGGGAACACTTGCTTTAATATCTTGCGTCCTTGGCCGTCGATACCGTTCCATATGGCCTTTCTAGCCTGCCTCTGCTTGGGGAATAGGTGCCAATAGTTGCCGACACGCTTAAACATCTCTTTAGCTGTAAAGTTTAACACATTGGAGTCTTTACCCGCCCTCCTGTGCCACACTAGGCAAGCTCGACGCTTTCCGTTGTCCATCGCTTTAAAGAAGGGTAGTTGGTAGCTTCTAGGTGACCATTGATTAGGTATGGTTATTTCAGTCATTAATCAATGAATCCTGAACCAGATATAAAAGCGCTTAATAGGAAGGCTGTTAGCAGTATATAAAATATTAAATCATCCTTAGCCTTTTTAAACTTCATTATGTTCACCGCTAAAATCAACTAGTTTAATCGTTAACTCACCACCACCATCATTAGCAATCTCTACATTCTTTAGGTCTGGCAAGTATTTGTTAACTAGCCTTAATCTTAGCTCTGCTGCGGTCTTGTATTTTTGGTGCTCTTGATTGAATGTATCACTAGGTTGTAGCTTTTCTATATTTGCAATGTTTTCAATAGCTAACTGTAGGTGAGCCCCTGCTGCTAATTTCTCTCTTAAGGTCTCTTGCCTCACTGCTCGATTAGCCTCTTTTACACTCTGTCCGTTCTTAGGCATTATTTAGTTTCTCCACTGTGATGTTAGACGCAACAAAAGCAGCCATTGAGCCGCCGCCTTTAATTGTCTTTAGCCTAATAACCTTAATCACTGTATTTAGTCCTTAGTGTTCCCCACTTGATTTTGTCGAAATTGCTTTCGTACCTTTCCTTGGTCTCTGGCGTTTGTTTTCTTAGGTGGTCGCCCTTGCCGTTTCCGTATTCGCTAGGAAAGTGCCTTGTTTGGGTTTTTCTGTCTAATTTGTCGTAGTGTCCTGGCATTAGATTACACTCACATCAATAGAGGTGTCAGAATTGCCGCCTTTTATCGTTGCTGTGATGGTTGTTCCGGTTTTAGCATCGATAGCTACAGCGTCGGGTTTATTAAAAATATGAACAACTGCTTTACGTAGTGAGTCGGCTTCTACTTCAATATTAACTAATGAGCCGCCGCTGAATGTACCGCTGCAAATGACTTGGGTTTTCTCAGTGACTGCAGTATTGCCGGTATCACCGTTGCCGCCTGCTGTTATTAGTGCACTCATGCGAATTCCTGTGTGACTGGTTGTGCTATTCTCTGAACTAGTTTCTGTACAAATCGGCTAGTGGCTTCTACAA